GTCCATGCCGAACGCGGCCCCGATCCTCGCAGCGCCACGCACTCTCGGGTCGTCGACTAGGCGCTCGACGAGCGCACCGTAGGGTCCGGCGCTTTGCGGGCCTGCTTCCCGAACCCGGCGTCCGCCAGGACCGCCGAAGCGGTGCTCACGACAGCGAAATCGGAGCCGTAGAACTTCTTCACCGCCTCGGTAGCCCCCGAAGGGGCGCCGGCAGGGACGCCCAGCAGACGCCACAGGCTCGCCGAGTGGAACGTGACCGGCTGGCCGGCCTCGTCGACCAGCTTCTTGCCGTCCTTGCAGATGTGGCGGCACTGGCCGGCCAGGATCGACCGGTTGAACAGGTGGTCGTCGACCTGGTCGGCGATGTCGTCGCGGGCGGCCCGACGCCATGCCGACAGCTGGTGGCCGTCCAGGTTGAGGCTGTAGAGCACCGACCAGCCGGGCCGGTTGTCGACCAGCAGGTCCGTCTCGCCGAGATCGACCGGGACCAGCTCGTCGGCCAGCTGCTCGAGCGTGGTGACCGGCTCGACGTCGACGGTGGCGTCACGCGCCCGGGCGGGGCGCATGTCGAAATCGGTCACTGCACCCTCGTGCAGGTGAACGTCAGAGCGTAGGTGGCGGCCTGGGCGCCGGTCTTCTGGGCGTCGGTCTGCGGCTGCGCGATCTTCGTCAACGTCCCGGACCAGGTGATGATCGGATCGCCGGTCGGCCTGTAGGCCGGGTCGGTCGGGTCCTGGCTGATCGTCGTGACGAGCGGCTGGCCGGCCATCAGCCCGGCGTTCAGCTGCTGGATGATCGGCCCGTCACGACCCGGGTCGAACGGGCGGGTGCAGACCAGGTCGTCGACGTTCGGGTTCCCGGTGAGGATCTGAGGGGTCGAGTTCCCCCCGTCGAACGCTTTCGAGGTCGGGACGGACAGGTCGCCGCCGGTGCGCTGCGCCCAGAACGACCCGGAGATACCGGCGATCGAGACGAGAAATTGCCTCTGATCAGAGAAGGCCACGTGTCAGCTCCTTAGAAGGCGTTCCCGATCGCGACCTTGATCACCTTGACCGGGATGACCTCGGCGGCGCCGGCAGGGCGGATGTAGACGGCGATCCCGTACTGGTTCTGGGCGATCGACTGCGGGGTGTTGACGTCCGGGCCGGTGTCGAGAAGGTAGCCCGGGTCGGACGGCTGACCGTTGCTGGCGGTCGGGCCGGGGTACAGGGCGCCGGCGGTGATGTACGGCTGGAGGACCTGTTTCGCCGAGTTCTGCAGTTCGGAGCCGAGCTGGCCGAGACTGTCGATCACCTGGAAGGCGTACTGCTGCTCGACGGTGGACAGCTGGGCGGCGACGTTGTCGAGCACGTCGGCCTGGGTGAGCAGGGCGTAGTTCACCATGTCGGTGGACAGGCTGCGCCAGCCGTACAGGCGGATGCCGTTCTTGGGGCGGATGACGTTGACGTGCTCGTCGTTGAGCGTGTCGCCGACGGTGTCTGTGACCGCACCAGACGCCGGGTCGAGGCCGATGACGTAACGGGCGACGCCGTAGTTACCGGCCGGGGGCTGCCACGGGCCGCCGACGTCGGCGATGGTCCGGGATCGGACCCCGGCGACGAACCCGTCCGGGGGGACGATGGTGGTGCCGCCCGACCCGTTGGGGATGAGCACCCACGGCCAGGTGTAGCAGGAGTGCTCGCTGCCGGCGGTGCCCCGGAAGCTGGCGGCGGAGGCGGCGACCGAGGTTACGGTGAGCCCTTCGGTCGGCGACAGGTGCACGAGGCAGCTGTTCGCGACCGCCCACGACTGCAGGGCGGCGCCGGTGAGGCTGGCGTCGTAGCCGGGGGTGGCGGCGATCAGGCCGGCGGCGATCGCCGTCGGGACGTTCGACAGTGCGGAGGCGACCATCGCTGAGGTGATCGTGGACCGCTGGTCGTTACCGGCCGACAGGGCGGTGGCCGGGATGACCGCCGGGTTCGCCGCAGCGCCGGTGTTCGTGGACATCAGGTTGACGGCGTACAGGTAGCTGGACGCCCCGTTGATCTTCGTCACGGCGGTGGCGACATCGGGGAACGGGCCCCATTGTTCGACCTCGATCCCGTTGTAGAACACGGTGATCTTGTACTGGCCGGTCAGCTGCGACGGCTGCACCTGCACCTGCAGGGCCGACGACCAGGCGCCCGGGTCTTTCACGTTCCCGAGGCTGTTCCCGGTGACCGGGTCGATCGACGGGCAGCCGGCGAACAGTTGCAGCGTCGGCTGCGGGGTGCCGCCACCGTCCTGCAAGGTGATGGAGCCGGCGAGCGCGCCGGTGCCGACGACCCGGCACACCCAGGCGTGCGTGCCGCCCTCACCGAAGAACATCGACAGGTCGTTCCACAGGTAGCCGTAGGACACCTGGCCGCCGAACAGCTGCAGGAACTGCTGCATCGATTCGACCATCACCGGGACGTTCGGATTGCCGCGCAGGGTCTGGCCGGCGACGACATAGCCGGAGCCGGGCGCTCTGGTCGCGGCTCCCGGGCCGGGGACGGTAGACGTGGAGAGCTGGACGCCGACCATCAGGCCTTCACCTCGTCAGTCTGGGCGGCCGGCTGCTGCGACACGGTCGCGGCCGCCGCCGGGGTCTGGTCGTCGACCGTGAGCAGGATTCCGGCGTCGAGCGCCCGCTGCACTCTCGGCTCGGTGTCGTCGACCTGGCCGCGTTCGCCGCCGGCGAGAAGGTGGCCTTCTCCGTCGACGATGTATGGGGTGGTGCGGGTGTTCACGACGGTAAGCGTGGACAACGTCAGCCTCGATTCGCCGGGTGGACGTTCACAAAGATCCGGTCGGCCGTGCCAGTGGTCGTGGGCATGTACGGCTCGGTCATCTCTTCGACTATCACGTCGAGGTCCGTGTAGGTCGCCGCTATGGAGCGGCTGTCGGATTCGTTGATCGTCCCGATCCCGAAGTAGCTGGACCGGATCGAGCGGGGGTTGATCCACACCCTGGGCGGGCCGGCCTGCAGTTCGGGGGTGGAGAACAGCACCTCCCGGACGGCGAGGGTGAGCCGCCGGCGGCGTGCTTCGACCTGCTGGTAGGTCTGGCCTCGCTCGGTCACATAGACACGCAGGCTGTAGGCGATCCAGTAGTTCTCGACGCCCTGCGCCTGGCTGTTGAAGTCTGGGATGCCGTCGTCTCGGGACGCGACCTCGACAGCCGGGTACTGGGCGAGCTCGAGCCGTTCGTACATGGACTCGGCGTACAGTTTCGGGGGGCGGACGTTCACCGCGGCCGTGTCGTGGTAGCGGCCGGCGACCTCGGTAACCTTCGCGGGCATCTCGGTCTGGAGGCGGGCGACGACCAGGGCCACAGCGCCTTCGGTGCCCAGCATCAGACCTGTCTCGGGTCGTCGACGTAGAACGAGGCGGCCTGCCGGGCGGCGGACTCCCGGTTGAGCATGGCGAGCTGGCGGGCGTTGAGCAGTGCGATCTCGGGCCGCCACGGGTCGACCGGGATGATCTCGCCGGCGGCGATGGTGGCCACCGTCCCAGGGGCCCGGGTGATAGCCCATGGCGGCAGGTAGTCGATGGCCACGTCGGGGCCGTCGGGTGTCTGGTCCTGGCTGTAGGAGGCCTGGTCGGCCGGGCCGAACGGGTCGGGGGTGTCGACCCCGCCGGCGACGCCGGGCGTGTCGATTTCGGAGCCCGCTTCGAACGCCTCGGGGCTGTCGTAGTCGGCGTCCTCGCCGGGACCGACGTTCAGGCCGGGCTCGTAGGTCACAGGTCCTCACCGGCCAGGTAGCGTTGGACCACCCGGATCCACTCCCGCTTCTCTTCCTCGGACAGGTCGATCACGCGGCGCATCGGCAGACGGCCGTCTCCCTTCTGGTGGTAGCCGGCGACCGGGTCGGCGGTGCCGAACATCGCGAACGTCGGCTCCATCACTTCGATGTCGGGCTTGAGGACCGACGCTTTCAGGTCGCCTTCCCGGACGAGGGTCTTACGGCCGGGGAAGTGGCGGGCTTTCCACTCGGCGTAGCTGGCGGAGAGCGGCGGCCAGCGGCCGTCGCCTTCGGAGTCGAACCACTTCTCCTCGTAGCCGACGAACCGGTCCCGCAGCTCCTCCCAGGCGGGGCGCATGTCCCCGGCCCGCTCCGCATAGGCGAGCAGGCTGCGGCTGACCTGGTCTTCACCGAAGAACCGGAACCGGATGTGGACGGCCATCAGAACTGCTGGTAGCGGAGCATCAGCGGCGGCGGGAACACGTAGGCGGGGCGCAGACTGACGGCCGGGTCACCGCCGAGCGCTTCGACGCCGGCCTGGAGGGCGTCGAGGAGCTGGCCGTACTGGCCCCACAGCACCTGGGCGAGGCTGCCTTTGTCGGTGGACTGTTCGGGGAAGTCGCCCTGCTCGACCATCGCGGCGGCGCCGGTCTCGATCACTTTCGCGCCGAGGTTCTCCAGGCCGGCCGGCAGGGCGGTCGTCGACCCGACCCGGGCGAGGACAAGGCCGGAGATCGTCTCCAACGCGTCGAGGGCGCGGCCCTGGTCTACGGCGCCTTCCCGGGTGGGGAGCTTGTTGAGGATCCCGGTGATGGAGGCGCCCCACAGCACCGACGTGTCGGCCGGTGTCTGCGGGGCGGGAGATACCTCTGTGAAGGTGGAGTCGTCGTCAGCCATCGCAGCCTCCAGATCGGTTGGTGGCAGAACCCCGGAGTCGAACCGGGTTGATCCGGGTTATGAGCCCAGACGGGATACCGACCCCCCGCCTGCTCCGGTCAGGATTCCTCGGCGGGCAGCAGCTGGTTGGGCTGCTCGTCGGCGAGCGACACGTCGCCGCCGTCACCGGCGGAGATGACCCGCTCGCAGTGCTCGACGATCTGCTTGCGGGGCCGGGGCCTCTGCTGCTCCAGTTCGAGGACACGCTCGGCAAGGCCGGGAGTCGTGTTCACGGCGGCGATCAGGTCGTTGCCGGGCATCGATGCGAGCTGGTCGTCGGTGAGCTGGTTCTCCGGCCGGCCCGCGGCGTTCTGTTCGGCGACCCAGTCGTCGTAGTCCTCGACCGGGATGATCCGCAGCCGGCCACGATCGCGGGGGTCCGCCTTGGGGTGGTGGGTGACATAGTCGATGCGGGCGGCGACCTCGTCCGGGAGTTCCACCTCTTCGCCGGCCTTGTGGTCGATGTGCAGGTAGGACCGGGTCTTCTCGTCCCACACCCGATACATGACCTTGTCGTCGAGGACCTTGAACTTCGCCATGTCAGATTCCCGTCAGCTTGACGCAGGCCTTCGGGTCGGTGATGTAGGGCACACCGATCCGGGCTCCGTGGATGTAGACGGCCTCGTGGCGGGGCTCGTCGATGGGCTTGTAGTACTCGGGGACCTCGTCGGAGTAGGCGCCGACGGTCATCGCTTCGAGGATGTAGACGGTGCCGGCCGGGACCCGGTTCGTCAGGTAGATCGTGAGCCCCTCGAGCATGTTGAGGAACCCGCCGAAGATCGGGTTGGCGATCCCGCCGCCGGTCGGCTCGTGGTTGTCGCCGAGGGTGGCGGCCTGCATGCCGATGTTCTCCCGGGGCAGGGAGGACCGCAGGTTGGTGTTCTTGGCCAGGTTGGCGTGGTCGGACGGGTTGATCAGCATCGTGTCCGGCCTGTAGCCGAGGTCCGGGCCGTAGACGAGCTCGGCGGCGGAGGCGATGTCGGCCAACGGGTCGCTGGTCGCCCACGAGCCGCCGGCGGTGGCGGTGTAGATCGGCGCCGCGTTGAGGGCGGCGACGACGGAGGCGTCGACGTAGCGGACGACGTTGTTGCCGAGGCGGCGCATCTCCCGGGCGAGGAGCGGCCGGTTGTCGCGGCGAATCTCCTCGTAGGTGAGCATGACCTCGCCGCCCATCTTCTTCACGGCGGCGACGGAGGGGAGCTGCTGTCCGCCGGCGAGGAGCGGGAACTGCGAGCCGGGGCGGATCTCCTGGACGTCACGGTCGAGGAAGAAGTAGGTCTGGGTGACCTGGTCGTAGACGACGGCCCCGCCGGTGGCCGTGGGGCCCTTGGCGAGGATCTTGTCCATGACGAAGCGTTCGACGGTGAAGTCGGTGATCGCTTTCTGCACCCGGGCCGGTGTCTCGAGGAACACCGACATGGTGAGGTTGACGCCGGAGACGGTGGGCGCCGCCTGCGGGAAGGGAGTGATCGGGCTGTTGTTGGTGAACGGCATCGGTCGGGGTTCTCCCTACTCGCGGATCTTGATGGGGGCGTCGGCGCCGGAGGCGGTGTCGGCCATGCAGTAGCCGGCGATGGTGTTGCCGGTGGTCCAGGCGATGGCGTGCCCGGAGGCGTCGGGCATGACGGCGGTGCCGCCGGTGAGGGCGGCTCCGGCGATGACGGGGACTTCGCCTTCGACCCAGACGCCGCCGGCGAGGCCGGCTGCGGTGTCCTGGGCGCCTACGCCGAGGACAGGGACGCCGCTGGTGGCGACGGTGGCGCCGGTGGGGACGCCTCCGTCGGTGCCGAGCCCAGCGGCGAGACCGCCGCTGGTGGCGACGAATCGTTTTCCATCGATGCCGCCGGTGCCGGCGACGACGGTGATCTGCTTGGCGCCGGCGTAGTAGGGGATGCACTCGTTGGACACGGCTGGCTCCTACAGCTTGAGGGACCGCTCGAAAGCGGTCCACTGGTCGTCGGTGATGCCGTTAGCGTCGGCCGTGGGGCCGGTGGTGCCGGGCAGCCCGGAGAAGTTGGTGACGGTGGAGAAGACCTGCGGGAGGCTGGAGAGCAGGGCGACGGTCTGGGCGGGGTTGGCGTCGTAGCTCTGCCGCCACTGCTCGACGCTGGCCGGGTGGATCCGCCCGCCGGACAGGGCTGCGTTGAGGGTGTCTTCCCGCTTCTGGTCTTCGAGGATTTTCAGTGCCTGGGCGCCGGCGGCGGCGTCGGCCTGGAGCTGGGCGAAGGAGGCGGCGTCGACGGTGACGGTCGGCGATGCCGGCTGCGGCGCGGGGGCCGGTGCGGGCTGCGGTGCCGGTGCCGGTTCGGCCGGGGCCGGCGCGGGTGCCGGCTGGGGTGTCGGCTGGGGGGCCGGGTCGGGCTGGGCCGGCGCGGGAACAGGCTCGGCCGGGGCGGGGGCAGGAGCCGGGTTCGGCGTACCGTCCGGGGCCTGGGGGGCAGTATCGGTCATAGAGACTCCCGTGTCGACTGGGGATCCATCGGGTTCAGGGTGAAGCGGCAGTGCGGATAGGTCGCCGCTATGGGCCGAGAGAAGCGCCCGGCGGGCGTCGTAGGCGGCCTGGGCGGACAGGGCTTGGGCGTGCAGGTCGGCGAGTTCGCCGTCTTCGCCGTCGACGACGGTGACAGTCCCGCGCTGCTCGGCGGTGTTCGACGGGCCCGAGTAGCGGGCGATCACGTCGGCTAGGCCTTTCACAGCCGGGGGGGTGACGCCGAGCAGAGCGAGCCCGGCGAGGGCCGCCTTGTAGGTCTTCCCGGACGGGGTGCGCACACCCCAGGCGATCTCCGCTGACCGGCGTTTGAAGGCGGTCTGGACGAGGTGGGCCATCTGACGGGGCACGTCGGCGATGTCGGCGACGACCCGGTCACCTTGCTGGCGGATGTTGGTGAGCCATCCGAAGGCCGGTTCGCCGTCGAAGCGGGGGTCGATGTGGCCGATCTTGACGGGGGCGTGGTCG